CTTCTGCTTTCTTGGATACGTTGTCCCATCGGATGATGTCGCCAGCGTTGTAGCGTGTGTCTTTGGAATTGATGCTTTGGTTTGCGCGTATCCTTCCGCGTGCTTTCGCAACTGCTTCCACGACTACAGGCTTTTCTTTGCCAAGCTCTTGATCTTTGATCGATAGGGTGTCGTTGTAAGCGGCGTTGATTTCCGCTTCTGCAATCAGTTCGGATAGATCACTCTTGTCACCTGACTGAACTCTCCCAGTTCTGTCTACGCCACCCAGTCCACCGATGCGTTTGCCCGCTTTGTTGTCGAAGAACTGTGCGTCGTCCTTGCCAAGAGCCGATGCAGTTCCTTTGTCATTTGTTTCAAGTGCGATCTTGTATCGTTCTTTGGCGGTATTGACTAGGAATGACCGTATCCGTGGCTCGCTAACGTCTTGAGCAAGGCGTTCGCCATCGTTTGAGTTTCTTACAATTCGCATAAGTCCAGAGACGAATTGCTCCCTGATCTGGTCGCCTTCTATTCGTGACAGGTCGAGGCCACTCAACGCGGCTTTCATTAAACGGCTTTCGTAAGCCTTGAACTCTTTGCCTTGCAGTCTTGGCGCGTCACTCGATACTGGGTCTGGAGTATCGCCCTCGAAGGATGTGTTCATTTCGCCCTTGAGTTTTTGTAGTGCGGCTTTTGTTTCGGCAAGATCTAATTTTTTCCCTCTTAACTCTGCAAATTTAATTATGGCCGAAGGATCATTAGCATTCTTATCAAGACTATTTATGAAATTTTGGCGAACTGTTGGCACTGAATCGAAAAGCATTTCATTTACGAAGTCTTCTGCATTGTCCTTAAACTCAGGCAATGTGTCTGCGGTGAACGCTTGTCCTTCGACAACTGGTGCTTCTGCTGGTGTCTCTACTTCAGGGGTAGGTGCGCCTTCAAGGTCGGACTGGAACATGCGCTCCTGAACAGCATCTGCTGTAGGGAAGTCACCTTCTGTTGATGGCTGGAACGGAGCTTCAGGCTCGGAGGTTCTCTTCTTAAATCCCTCTCCTGTGAACTCGCTCAAGTCCTCCACTTGGGTATCGACAGCGTCAGCAAGTGCGGAATCACTTTGCCTCTTTGCTTTTAATATTCCTCTTAGGCTTACCTCTATCTTTGCTCTAGCTGTTTCGAGCTTTGCTACTTCGGACGCTGATTTTGCTGATGCAATTTTTTCGGATAGCTCGTCGTACTCAGCTTTCCTTGCCATCAAGCTTCTGTATTTGCCTGCTCTACCAATGCGTAAGGTAAACTCTTTGAAGTCAGCTTTTATTTCAGGGCGGCTTGGATCGTTTAGCCTTTCTCTGCCAATGCCCTCTGCTATCTGGCCTAGCTCTCCTCCGTAATCATCGTTGATTGCTTCTGCAATAATGAGTTCTTCTTGAGCCATTGACTCGAAGTCAACTGCATCAAAGCCATCAGGGCCATCAAACATTGACTTGGGCTGTGCTGGCTCTTCAACTTCTACGTCTGGTGTCACTTCTGGTTCTGGTTCAGTGTCAGAGTCAGGAGCCATCGTTGGCGCTTCGCCCATTGCCCTGTATACTTTTTCTAGTTCCTCATCTAGGTCAGAGGTGTCGGCAGAAGGGTCAGCCTTTAGACGCGCTTCCTTGGTTTCAAGGAGTACGTCTCGCATTGCCATTTGCTGTCGTGTGGTTCTGGCTCCCATTGCCCCACCAACACCACCGATGACGCCACCCAAAACTCCTCCGAGGCCAGCGCCAAGGCCAGCTTCTATAGCGAGATCTGCGGTGCTGAACTCATCTTGCGCTCCAGTAACAAGGTCTGTTGCTTGGTTGGTTGCGCTGATGCCAGCGCCCAGTATGGCTTCTGTTCCAGCGGCTACGGCGGCACCTTTTCCAGCGCCTCTGACGAGTCCTGATGCGCCAGCTTTAGCCGCCGCCGCACCAACCTTGTAGCCAGAAATTCCAGGGAATAGGTTTTCAACAGCAAGCAGTGCCGCAGGCACTGCGTCGGATAAACCTTTGAGCCACCCGCGACCGCCGTCTTGCCAGAACATGGGGTATTGTGTGAAGACCTTTTGTATTCGACCCATTTTTTCACGAGTATCTGGAGCGGCTCTTGCTGTAGCCAAGGCTCCAGCGTCTCCAAAAGCCGCCGCCGCTAAGTTCATATCTCTCCAGTTGCGCTCTGAAAAGAACTCGTCGATCATGTCTTCGTCATTGTCAAAGAATTGACCTTGCGAAGCCATAACGTCTCTTACATCGGCAAGAAAACTTGGATTGGATAATATTGTTTTTGGGTTGATGTTGTCTGAGTAATCAAAAGTAGGGACACTTGTGTCATTTGTTGGACGCATGTTTATGATTGCGTCAAAGTCTATATCGTCTTCATTGTAGTTGGCCACGTCGGTACTCCAGTTTCCGGTGATGCGTAGTTGTCGCCAGAAACTGGGTTTGTGTCGTCCCGATTATCGTATTAGTGGAGCTTGAGGGACTACCGTAATATCTCTATCGCCTGTGTATTTTATCTTGAGTTGGTTGTACTCACTCAAGGCATTCAATGCGCCCTTCAGCTCGCTCTCTGCAAGGTTCAAGTCTTCGTTATAAGTGTTAACAATTTTATTTTGGTCGCCATAAACAAAAAGCCTTGTGCTGTCCCCTGTTCTTCCTTGAGATTCAAGATATTTACGCTTTAGCGCCGCAACCTTGGCTTGAGCTTTTTTAACCGCCTCCACATGTCTTTGGCCCATGACGCGAACAGAGGCTTCATCGTTCGGATTTTCGCCCAAGAGATATGTCACTCTCTGATTTTGTTGATCTGCTTTCTGTTGTCTGCGCTCTATCTTGCTTGGATGCTCTGCTTGCTGAAGAAGAGCCATTTTTCTTTCAAGGCCCGCAAGCTGGTTGGATAATGGCTCCAAGGATTCAAAAGCAATAATCTTGTTTCCAGTTAGTAGCCGTTTTATTTTTCCTATTTGCGTGCTTAACCTCCCAAGCAACTCTTGTTTCTTGGCGTCGAATGCTTCGACAGATCCATTTGTAGGTTGATCGGAAAGCATCATCAAGTTTGCACGCACCTTATCAAAGCCAGCTTCGTGTCTTTGTAACTGACCCTGAAGTTCGCTTAATTTCTTTGGTTCAATTACTAAAGCCTTCACTCTTGAGTTGATAAATGCCGCTTGCTGTTGTTGAAGGGATGGTATTTTCCCTCCATTTGTAGCCATGATCTGTGCGGTGACTACTGAAGAAAAATTTGGTATCAATTTGTCGAGGCCGTCTTTCCCTTTGTACTCGTCTGTTTGAGATATAGTTTGGAGTGCCTGTTTAATCGCACTGCTAGGAACACCAGTTGTCGTGGCGTACTGTTTGGCTAACGTGCCAAGGACATCACCCTCTCCCTTTTTTACGTCTATGCTACTATCAAAAAGTGTTGCCGCTATTGCGCCGTCTACCTTTGCATTGTCGGCATTCGTTTCTAGCCTCTGCGTAAACTCTTTAAGGCCATCTGCTTTTGCTTTGGTTACTTGGGCCGTGTAAAGATCATTCATTACATTGCCCACGTCCAGTCCAGCGGCGTCAGATAATCTGGAAATTACTTCCCTGCGTTGGGTCTGGGTCAATCTATCTCCTTCAGAATTAACATAATTAATTATTTCTCTGATAGCCCCGTCTTGACCGTCTACTCTTTGAGCCGCTTTTATTGCCGCTTGGTAGCGGGCATTTTTCGAAAACTCTGTAAGTATCTTTTCCTTTTGCTGTAAGCCCTTTTGCGTAAGGGAAGTTGCGGCAAACTTTGCCCATAAGCTCTCATCGAAGTCATATCCAGCGGCTTGTGCTTGCGCTTTGTATTGGCTCATGAGGGACTCATAAGCTTTGGTGTCTGATGTTGAAAACATACTCATGACAGCCGGATTTGAAAATGTTTCCTGTTGCCATTCATTTGTCTTCTGCTTTCTCTCCAGCTTATCAGTTAGCTGGAGTTGCATTTTAACTTGAGCCTTGACGGTATCTGGGAAATTTTTTTGATTTAGCCATGTGTCTAGGCTGGCGTCGTCTTTTGCAATACCCTTTCCTTGCTGAACAAGCCTTTCTATATCTTTTGCGTTTGCGTCGTCTCGGTTAAGCTCCATAGTTTCGAGTAATGCCTGTGCTATTTCTGTTTCCTGAGAATAATTAATGCCTTCGTCTGGAATTATTGCACGCAACCTTTCTATGGCCTCTTCGGGAGTCATCTCATTAATGTTACTTTGGATGGTTTTGAATAGCGGATCAGTCAACGCTGTCAGTCGAGCCTTCTGTTCTCGGTCGTTTGAGTTAGCCATGTAGTCGGCTGTCGCCCGATCGCGAAATTGTGCCGCAGATCCCTCGACGCCCTGCTGTGGGCTGGCTTCAACCCACGGTACATTTGCGTCAGCAAACTGCTGCTTAAGCATTTTTTCGCCTTGCGCTCTTTCTGCTGGATCTTCTGATCGCATAAGTTTCATGGTTGTTGTGTCGGATTTAAAATCCTCAAATATTTTGGAACGCGCTTTACGTTGCTTTTCGTCTTGGGTTTGCTTTGCCAATTCCAATGTCATGTTTACAGTAGTGTCATTCAGTTTGAGGCCGTAGCTTTCTTTTGCAATTCGTCGGACGGAATCAGGGTCTAGGGTTTTTAGCTGTGAGGCAAGGCGCTCTGCAAGATCTCTCTTGGCAGACATTACTGCTCCTGTAATTGTTTCACCGTTGTTGTCTACCCAAGAATTTATTCGGTTGTACTGATCTGAACCTACTTCTAAACCGCCCAATAAATTAACTCTCACGTCTTCGGGGTTGTCGGCAGTACTGGCTAATCTCTTTGCTTGTTCAGTCAGTGTGTTGCTAATAGCCAAATCTGTTTGAAGTGTTTGGTTTTGTATTCTCGTTGTTTCACGTTTTCTAGCTAGGTCTTGCTGGTCAACATAAGTTTGTAGGGCGTCTCTCGACGGCATCTGTTTCTTTAGCCACGGACTGCCTTCTGTGGTTTCGTCAATAAACTTTTGGTAGTCCTCGATTGGCGCATCAGGGAATAGACTTTTGTATTCTTTGAATAGCTGAATGTTCTCGCTTCTCTTCTTTCGGAAGCGAGCATCGCTTTCGTTCATGCCTTGCGTGATACCGCTTATACCCCATAGCATATTCGTCTTCCTTTAAGTTAGGTAGTTGAACCGTTGGTTGTTCCCCGCCGAGAAGCTATCCCCAAAAATTGGGTCAAAGCTTGTTGTCGATTGCGTCCCGCCAGTTGGAATATAACCCTGTGTGCTATTGTTAGAGTTTCCAAAGCCAAATGTGTCGGCTACGCTTTTTTCTCCAAACCCGCTGTTCTTGAAGAAGGTGTCTATGCCTTGGCCCGCCGAATTGAACGAGCCTTGTGCCTGAGTAGCGTATGTAGACAAAGCATTGTTGGCCGCGTCTATTGCAGACGGGGCGGAACTCAACACACCTGCTGGCCCTTGAGCCTTGTAGCTGTATGGTGCTGTAGCCAACTTCTGTAGCGTGTCTATCGTTGTGTTGGCTAATCCTTGTTCTGAACCCATTGTTGCCAGTGCCGCGTTGTAGTCAATAAGGTCAGTGTTCTGGTTTAACTTGTTGATGCCTTCTATCTGACCGATTGCCGATAGGTAGTTTGCCCTATCACCCGCTTGAGAATTCTGTAAGAACTGCTGGCCAGCGTCTGCACTAGTGATAGCCTGCCTGAAGAGCATGTCTTGTATACTTTTGTCGAAATTGAGTGCATTGAGGTCTGCTCCTTGTGCGTTGATGTTGGCGTTTTGTAATGTGGTGTCCATCCCCTGTAGGCCAGCCATCTGCTTCATGGCCATGTTAATTGCATTGAGGGAGTTCTGTGCGTTTTGTTCGCTCATAGCCTCGCCCATAGCTCTAGCCGCTACGGCTTGCTGTCCTGTGACAGCGCCACCCAGCTTGCGCTGGCTGTCTGTCATCATCTTTGACATCACCTCGTCCATGTTCTGCTTGCTGACGGCATCTAGGTTTGCTTTGTAGGCGGCACTGAGCGCGGCAACAGGTGTGTCGTATGAATTGGGATTAAATGTGGTGTCTACTGCTGATCTGGCTCCAATGTTTTGTGCCGTTGGGGCAAACTGAGATTGTGCCAGACCTAACTCTGCGAGCAGCGCTCGATTCTGTCGAGCTTTCTGTTCGTTCATAGTGCTACCAATGTCTAACTTGGTGTCAAATTCACCTTCGGCTCGCTCCTGTGAAAGCATCGCGGCAAAGTCATCCAGCTTCTGAGGATCGTATTGGCCTCGCCCATCATAGCTACTGAGTAATGCGGCGAGAGCTGTCTCCATTGCTGTACCGCCAGCCTCAAACAAGGCATTTTGTTTTTGCATCGCCTCAATTTGGGCTTGACTTAGGGCGGCAGATTGATTGGCCGCGTCATCTGCGCGTCCTGATGCTTGAAATCCGCCGACCAAGTTTAGTGCTGTGTTTCCTAATGCTAATGCGTCACTGAATGAGAAGGCCATGCTTCTACTCCTATAGTCTTATGTTCGTTCCGAAACCACCGCTGAAGCGGGGGTTGAGTACTGTCTGCGAAAATGCGCTTGGGTTTACTCTTGCTGGCAGGTATTCAAGAGCGCCAGTAAATGGATTGATCCTTGTTCCCCTAAAGTTATTCATGAAGCTGGGTGCGGATTGTACACTGGGAGCAGGGGCCGCAGGTGATGGTGTTACAAATGGCATGGTCGGTGTTGGTATCGCTGTAGACACGTCAGTGGATGGCTCTGTATTTACGGGAGCAGGGGGCGTTGTTAGATTTAATGTATTCGACGGTTCAGGCACGGCTGCTGTCACATTTTGTAAAGCTGTCAACGCTTCGGTCAACTGTGTTTGCAGGGCTTCATTCTCCTGTGCATTTTTTATCAAGGCCGCATCGTTTTGCACGTTTCCTGTTGTGGCCAGTCCGTATTCACCTAGCTGTTCAGTGACATATTCTCCCGCCCCTCCCAGTCCAAACTCTCCCTCGTAACCAATAGATCGAACAGCATCTCTTTGCGGAGCTATGTCAGTTCCAGCCCGACTGATGTTTGAGGTGTTAGCGGCTGTGAATCTGGTTTTAGGGTCATCATCCATATCGGTGTAGTCGCCTCGGAATGCGTCTACGGTTCCGGGTTGGAAGCCACCAGTGTAGCCAGTTTCAGTTGCAAGAAATCTGTCGTCCAAGGTGTCAAGTAAATCGGGATTGAGCGTAGTAGATGTGTTCCCGATTAAGTCGAAAGCTCCTTCTCCAGAACCCATGATGTTTGCACTTAGGTTTGTTCCGGCTTCGTTTAGTAAATTTGGGTTTGAATCAAAAAGGCCAGCCCGCTCCGTGGCAAATTGTGACTGGCCGCCATACATGCCTCCCCCAAACGTGCCAGTGTAGCCCGCGTCTTTTAAATCTTGTTGTGTTTGATTACCTGTTCGTTTTTCCGTTTGACCGAAGACGTCGAAGTGGCCTCTTGCTGTTGTGATGTCCCCAAGTAGACCTCCGCTCAAGGCGTCTGCGACATCTTGGTTTTGTGAGAGGTAATAATCTGAGTCAAATACACCAGTGAACGCTCCCAGATCTTGCTCTTGGCGTTCATCAAAGTTTGCGGCTCTAGTTTCGTTTCCTTTATTAATAAACGTATCGTAGTGTTCGAATGGATCGATTTGGCCCTCACCTGTTCCGTACCCAGCGGCGGCAACATCAGGGTTGTTTGCCAAGTAAAATTCAGGATCAAACTCTTCTCGTGTAGCAAACTCCATAGCCCCTGTCATCGGGTTGACCGTGCCGCTACCGCCACGAGCTTTCAATAAGGCCGCCTCTTGTGGGTTGATGTGAGCAAGGATGGTGTCGCCAAATCTTCCGGCCTTTGCCATTTGTTTGGCGGGGCCAAACATTTTGTCTGAAAATCTATTTGGCATATTTAATCTCCTACCCCGTTGGGGTTGCTGAATCCCGAATACCCGCCATTTTGGTTGTATGTTCCAGTGTTGTTGTTAACTCCGTAACCGCCCCCAGCAGATATGAACCCACCGCTATCAAACCCGCCGTATGAATAAGCAGGGGCGTCACCAAAGTGCGTTTCTGGGTTGATCTCGTTTGCAAATGCTTTTCCATCGGCATTCGTTGTCGGACTATTCATCATGTTTTGAAATTGCTGGTAAGCCCAACTTGCAATGCCTTCCCTGCTAAGTCTTGAAAGAGGGCCAGTTAAGTTTTTGATGCTCCCTTGATTATATGACGCTGGGGCAAATGCCGCGTCTGCAAAGGCGCTGAATGAATCGAAACTACCCGCGCCTAAATTTGGAGCAGAACCCGTGCCGCCAGTGCCATCTGAATCAGCAGATGAGCTGTCGAATTGGCTCGGATCGTTTCTGTATAAGCTATACAAACCACGGGCGGCATCTGTTACTTCTTGTTGTGCTAGTGAAATCGGATTGTCATCGACAGTTTTGAATTCAGTCCATCCTTCTCCAGAAAACCCCTTGGTATGCATCTTTCCTTTTTCATAGTCATAAGGTTTGATGCCGAGTTTTTCGTATGCGGCGAATAAGTTATCCTGAGATACTAGGGGTTTGCCTCTTTTTAAATTCCCTGATCGCCCAGATGGGCTTATAGCTTTCAAGAAAATGCTCATATCTCTTGCGGCCAAGTCTTCGTTAGTTGCCCCTGACCCTTTACCACTGACGACTTGCCTTCTAATGTCTGGACTTACCTCGTGTAGAAGCTTATCCAGTTCTTTGTTGGTGCTTTGTTCAAATGGATTTCCTCCATCTTTGCCAAAATACATGTACTGATGGAGTCCCTCTTTGTCGTTATAGACATAGCGGGTGTTGTTTAAGATTGTTGCTACGGCCAGTGCTTGGTTTTCTGCAAATTTTGATCCTCCAATTGTGGATTCTGATCCCGTAGGTTCGGGCTGATTGGACTCCCATACATTGATTAGGTCAGAGAACACACTAGCGGTTGATGGCCTGTCTCCTTCTTTTTTGTTGTCCATTGTGCCTTTGTAGAACTCTAAGGCTCCAGTGAATGGATTGATCGTACCTGCACCGCCAGCTTTTTTCAGAACACCTGCCTCTGCTTCAGACAAGTGTGCTATAAGCGTGTCTCCAAACCTTCCCTTTTCTCGTAATTTGCTAGTGAAGCTTTGCATTAAGCGGCCACCTTGGTCACTGCTAGTACAATTTCAAGACCAACGGCGGATGATGGGCTTGTGACATTAATGCCAATTGTTTTTGAAGCACCCCCTGTCTGTGCGTCTATAGTGATTGAGTTGGCTAGGTTCTGTTCTACGGGCGAGGAGCTTGTAGAAATTGCAGAAAAGCCAGATACGTCTACACCGTTTACCTGTATTGTGACGTCACAGGTTCCGCTTACTGTTCGTGCGCTGATCTTGTCGATCCGTACAATCTCTCCGAAGATACGTTTGATGACGAAAGTTGTGGGGGATGAGATTGTTCCAGAGTTGATGAAGTACATCGAGTCTAATGCCATGACAGATGGGATCTGGCTTGCGGCTAGTCTACCTGTTGCATCAAGTGCGGCTACGCCAGAGGCTACGCCTTTTTGCGTTAGCGGTATGTAGGCAGAAAGATCGACTGTCCTGAACTCAAGTGCCGTTCCTGAACTGTTGATGTGTAGAGACTTGAGGGCGTCTGTTGTTGTGAAGGTTGGTATGGCTGTTGTGCTTGCAAAGTTGAGCCACTGAACGCCGTCATGGAATTTAGGTGTATCTGGTGAGGTTGATGTATCAATCCAGAAGTTACCTGCTACTGCATCTGTGCCTGTTGGGGCTGATGAAGATACGAATGTTTTGCCTCTGTTGGCTGTAAGGGCCGCAAGATTGGCAACTCGGTCTTGAGGAATTTGGCCTGCTGTGATTGCGAGCTTCGTATATGGGATGAAGCCACTGCCATCCAAGTAGTCGTCTGCTGTAAGTAGGCCGCTGACTTTTGTGGTAGCGGTGTTCTCGACGGTTAGGATTGTCACTTCGTCATTGGCTGGGAGTGCTGATGTAAAAGTTACAGTGTTTTGGTCTGAAGACGAGGTGTAGTCAGCAGTCCCGCCAGGGGTTTGAAAAAGACCGTTTCTGAAGACCATAATTTCTTCTGACGCGGTATGCGTGAATGGGAACACTGCTTGGCTGGCACTGGCTGTAGAAGAGGTTCTGCGAAAGTTGGATACAGAGTTTGCTCGTAGCTTGATGATGTAGACTTTGTGACCAGACGTCACGCCAGTAGCCATCGTTACAGTGTTTGCTGTTGCATTTCCTGTGTATGCAGTTGGTACTTGAAGCACGCCATTGACGAACACCATGAGATCGTCTGTTGTTTCATGGGCGTATGAGAATACGGTTTGACCAGAGGTTGCTGTGAACTCCGTTCCTCCGTTGAATAATGGCCCTTCAATCGTTCCTAAATCGGCCCCAGCAGCTCCCCTTATGTCTGCGGCGGCAACTATCGTGATCCACCCTGAGGTTGTGTCGGTGTAAGTGCCAACACGATACTGAAGGTTGGACGATGTGTCTAACCGCATTTCCAGCGGGGCTATGAGTTTGCCCGTTGAGTCGAAAAGGACACTCATTAGCTCACCGAGCGTAAAGTCACCTTTCTCGCCGCTGACAAGGTATCGAATGACGGAGTTGAACTCGTCGTCAATGTTCCCTGTGGATCTGTAATTGGATGGGTGTAACTGTTGTAATCGAGCCATGTCTTGCCTCTCTAGCTTGGCTGTTTAAGCTCGACTGCGAAGCCGAGAATTTCAATGTCGCCCATGTCTACGCTTTCAAACTTCAGTTGCAATCCTCTGTATCGAAGCTGAAAAGGAATACGGAACTGGACGTCAAGTGCATCAGACGGGAAACCTTCGGGGTTGTCGTCCCGTCTTTCGATTGCAATAGTTTCGGACAGGACTTCTCCCCCTTCTTCATCAAATGCGGTGATGAGGAGCGTGCCACTCCCTGATGCTTGAATGACTAGAGCGCGGCTTTCCTTTATTTCATCGATTAGGCCATGCCAAAGTATGGGAGTTTCAACTAGGAATTTAGGGCGAATGAAGTCATCTGTGAGATCGTCTTGTGGATTGAGTTCTAAAAGTTCGTCTAATCTGTTGTAGGTTGTAAATGCTGTCCCGAATGTCATGCTTCCGGCTAGGAATGCGCCACATCTAGATGCTCCTGTGTCTGATGTTGACCATGTCAGGCTTTCGTAGCCACGCCTAAACTCACCAACTAGGGTTTTGTGTAACCCATCAGCCATTGGGAAGAAGATATGTAGCCTGCCAAGGTCTTGGTCGTAGGTGCAGTTTACAAAGCGAGGGCCAATGCAAGCTCTCAAAAATTCTTTGTAAAGATCTTCTATTTCATATGACAGGGTTCGTGTCTCGATTGATATACCGTTTTGTGAAGACCGTATGAGACTGTGAACTCCGTGTCGTGAGCAGAAAATTATATCACTGCCAACTTGAGCTATAGCATTGTGCGCCACTGTTCCTAACTGTACGTTTGCTCTCGTGTCTATTTCCCACAAGGCTACGTCTGGGTCGACCTTGTAGACAACGCATTGGTCATTCGTGAAGATTGCGAGACGGTTTGTTTCGAATCTGGCAAGACCTGTGATCTCATCTGCTGTTCCTATCACGTTTGAGAGGTCTAGGAAGTCAGCGCGGTTGGCTGTGGTGGTTGCGGTTTCCTCGTCTAGAAAGATTTGCTCGTCGCCATCGTTTGTGAATAGACGCGATACCCTGATCTCTGCGGGAAGGGTGGGTATTCCAGCTACATACAGTCGACCTTCAATGGCCACCCCAAAAGCTGGGGTGACTGTTGATGCGTTTTTGACGAAGCTGTAGCCATCAGTTGCATATATGGGAAAGCCAGCAGACATAAAGTTAAGTTTGCCTGCATAGATCACGGAACTTACTGGTTGGTTGGTTGAGTAAAGGTCGACTACACTTGCGTTAGAAAGCTCGGTGTACAGTGAAATGCTTTTACCATCTTGCACTGCGTAACCAAGACCTGTTCTGTTGACGAAGTTTTGATGAACTATTTCTCCTTCTGGCACTTTCTTTCTGACTTGTAATCCAGTGTCCCTGACGATTGTACCTGTCCACTTGGAGTGGCCGTTGTTGAGACGGAAGAGGGGCTGTTTCTTTCCGTCATCCATGCCGATGATTGGACGCGAACGGTCGATGCCCTTAAAGCCAAAGTAAGCCGAGAGGTTAGACTTTATAAGTGTGGGCGATTTGGTAGCCATTTAGATAGCCAGACTGCTTTGCGTTCCGTTCATCGTTTTCATTGGGTCAGTATTTTCTAGGCTAGTCATTTCGTGACGCACTGTTCCTTTGTATTTTCTGGAGTAAAGGATGCCGTTAAGATGTTTGGCAAACTCCATACGTGCGTTTGGATACTTGTCAGATACTTGTTGCTCTGCGTACAGAGCCAGTAAACCACGCACCATGATTGCATCTTCTATTGGTCTTATGTCGGTCTGTGATGTGTAATACTCGACTGGAATTTCGCTGTCGTTGTATGGGTGGCTGTTAACCATCTCTACAACTTCGTTTGCAAACTCGATCATCATCAGCACGACATCTCCAGTTACTCGGCGGGATGAGAAGTCACCAAAGCGTCGAAGAGCTATCGCCACAAGATTTTCTAGTGGCGCGTTTGGACTGCCTCTGAATACCTGAGGGGCCAACCTTGTGTCGGATGGAGCGTTCCGCGTTCCAACAGTCGGGTGAACGGGGGCAACCTTGGTTGTCGTGCTGGTTGTTGTCATTCGCTAGATACCAATCTGCCACTAGTAACATGGACATGTTTGAGAGCGCGTTCTGCAAGTTCTCTTGGAACATTGAACAGAACCTTTCCTCCTTGGGCGCGTACACCTCTGATCTTTGTGTCTTGGTCTAGGATGAGATCAAATTTTGCGCCGTGTGATTCTTCGGTAACTAGAACAAGATCTGATGTTTCCACGTCTGTAGAATTGCTTGCCTTGGCTTTCTTCGCGGCTTTCTTAACGACCTTTTGCATTGGGTCTTCTTCTGAGATGGGATCTGGCTGGGCGTTAGATCGCATTCCTTGAACAACATTCATTATAAATCTCCACGGTTACAAGTGCTTATGTGTGGCGCAGATTTACGGGTGTGTCGTCCCTAATGATCCTCGGATTTGGCTTGGTTAACTACCTTTTCGATTTTAAGGTATTCGATGCGTCTGTTTGGTACAAAGCGCCAAGTCACGCCTCTACCGTTGTTGATTTGGAACGTGGTTCTAAACAGTCCGATTTTGACTATTGTTGCGGCTTCTCCATCGATGTAAACGAATGAGCCTTCCTCAAACGCGGTGGCCATTCGAAAGGTCAGACCTTTGATGAATGCGTCCATGCTGTCTTTGACCCAAAGACCAATGCCGATAGAGACAGTGAGTGCTAGTAGCGGGGCTACAAGGGACACCATATCTATCGACATTTGGTTTATGTTGGCTATTTCATTCATCGGTTTGCTCTGGAGAGTACGCCTCTACATAAGAGTTGCATTGAGGGCAACTGAAGGTTGCTATAATGCCATCTCCTTCTAGACCGTAATCATCGTAGCTGTAGTCACAACCCCAGATTAGTTCAGCCTTGCAAAACCAACAGTTCATTTTGGTTACTAGTACTTTTTCTTCGTACCCGTTTTCTTCTTGTCCTTTGTCTTTGTCTTTGTCTTTTTCTTTGGCATTCTTATTTCTACTTTGAGTCCCATGATCGCTCCATTTCGTTTTTAAAAGAGTGAGCGGGCCGTAAATTTTTGCATATATCGGCCCGCCCATCTGTAGACAACTGACTACGCTGTAGTCAGCCAACCCTTGATGTAGGTGTGAACCTTGTCTTGGGTTAATTCCAATCCGCAGTCACTTAGGTACTCGTGGATTGCTCCGTCGACACCGTTGCCTTGTCGGTCGCGTAGTAACTGAGTGTCACGTCCGTCTAGGTATCGGTATTTAACGTGTGGCATGTCGATAATGACCATTGCGCTATCCATTGTCGGCACTTGGCGGAACTGAGGATGCAAGTGAACCATTAAATCACCAGCCATTGTGGCGTAATTTGTTACATTGACGCCATAGGTTCCTTCAACAACAGTAGGTTGCCATCTTGATTTGCCGAAGCGTTGCAAGTGTGCGGCTACCTTTGCGCCAACGAAAGCAAGCTTCTGCTGGCTACCGAATGCGAAGATAGAGTTGATCAACATTGAGTCGAACTCGTCTTCTGTCATCTGGCCTGCGGTTGACCATGTTGCTCCGTCTACCACGTTAGTGATGGAGTTGAGCAAGCCACCTGTGTATCTGCGTTCGTTGTAGGCGGCAGAGTTTTCAATGTGGCGTTTTCCGAAGAACATTGCTCGCTCGATCTCTTGCATATGGAGCTTGAGAGCTTTTGTTGCGAACTCGTCTTCAGCGTCCCCAGTTCTTCTGTAAGTTGCCTTCAACGTGTTGGTCACGGCGAATGGAGTACGGAAGATCTGAGTGTAGTTGTAGACAACACTTGGGTCGAACGACACTGCTGTAGACACGTCTGCGCCGTCAGCAGCCGCAAAACCTGCGACAAATAAGTCTGCGTTGTCAGCTATTGTTAAGCCACTTGATCCGAGGTTTCTGGCTACAGCAAGTGTAGTACCAGAAGCGTCAGCAGTGACCCGCATTAGCTCGCCAGTTGTTGCGTTTACGAGCAACGTACCGGCTGTTAGGAAGCCAACTTCAATGTCTGCGTCGATTGTGATCGATGTAGCAGTAGCATTGTAGCCAGCGCCGTTGTTTACTTTAACAACCCTTTCAGGGATCTCGTCTCTGAAGTGGTTATACTTCGGGTCGTCCGTGGCCTCACCTGAAGTCATCGCCAATAGTGCATTGAAAGGTGCGCTACCGTTGGGTTCTAACAGCGTGAAAAGCTCACGATAGTTGGTCGGACGGAAGTCGGATGAAAATTCCCCACTGCCGCGTAGACCTTGGATGCCAGTAGGCATGGTATAGTCTCCTTATATACGGTTTATGATACGCCGTAAGGCGCGGTTATAAGCATCGGACACATACGGATGGTCGTCGAATGTAGACGTCAGCGGGTTGTCTCTGGCGGTGACGGCGGCATAGCGGCCTATACAGCTTTTGACTTGGGCATTATGTAGGTAGGTTTTTTGTGGGTCGTCCCTGTTTTTAATCTAATAATTCGTTTGCTGTCTCCCCTTGACAGCACTCGTCGATATTCTTTCCGCATCGGCATTGTAGATGACCCGATACATAATGAGGCTTTGCGTCAGCCGGACGCATTACGACCCCGCACTTTTCACAGATGTCCATGCCATCTGGAATCATACCGCCCATGATGAGCTTACCCATTGGCATTTCGCTCATCCTGAACTGACCTTTCCTTTGCATTTCCATCGTTTGCGACTTAATCGAAGTGGGGAGTTTGGGTTGCTTGCGGCCTTCTTGTGCTTCTTAAGCTGGGCGTATGATCTCGCGCAATATGCGTCACCTTTGGGAGAATTTGGGCGCACCCTTGGGCCGCCACCTTTTGCGTTTCCGGCCTGACCGTATGAAACCGTTTTTGTGCGCCCCGTCTTTGGGTTGCGTACAGTCTTCGACTTGGCTTTTCCTTTAGCTGGAGCCATCAGGCTTTCCTTTTACGGGCGGTTTTTTTGGCGTTTGCAAAATCTTGGTCAGTCGGAGCGCCCGCTTCTCCTTTGCGGCGGGGTTTCTTCCCCGCCTTCTTGTTCTTGTTAATGTTGTAGTACAAACCTTTTTTAGGGGCCATTATGCCATCCCTGCTTGCTTGGAAAACGCCTTATCGGTCATCCTGTTGAGCATGTCGTCTTGGCCAGATGGAGCTGGGCCTGCACCAGCGGCTGGTGTTGGAGCCATCGTTCCTTGGAACGCCTGTCTTCGTTCGTTGATTTCTTGGAGACGAGCGAGTTCGGGGCCGTTCTTAGCGGCGACATAGTCGCCAACCATTCTTTCAGTTAGTTCCTTATCGTTCATTTCCTGAAGCATGAAGCCACGCTCTGCTAGGAAGGTCTGGAATCTTGGAGCGTCTTCCTCGGTAAGCCCGTACTTTTCTGCGGCTTGATCAAGGTTCATTTTGGTGCGCTCTTGCATCGCCTGATTTTGCATTTGTCCGGCAGCAGCTTCTTTGTCTACAGCGGCTTGCGTTGTTCCTTGTGCGCTCTGTAGAACCTGTTGCATCATGCCCTGCATTTGGGCCATGCCCTGTTGCATCTGCGCCATTGTCTGCGCCTGCTCCCTGTAGCCAGGGGGGAGAGCTACATCGTTTTCGCTTTCCCAGTTAGCGAATGGGTCGGGCGCGTTGTCGTTGTTTTGACTTGCGGGAGTGCCTTCTGCTGGTCGTTGAGATGGTCGTCCGTCTCCACCCATTTGAGTGTTCTTCGACAGGCCAGCTTTCATGAGTGAGAGCATGTCGCTCATGACTTTTTCCTGCGGTTGACCTGTGGTCTTCACCATGTTGTCAACGACATCCAGTATTGGCTTCACGCCAGCATGTTTGTCGTTAAGTGCGGTGTATCTTTCCAAGGTTCCTGTAATTTGGTTGGGCGTAAAGTTACGCTTTTGTCCTTTGTAATCTACTTCAATGAAGCTGTACGGCTCTTGGTTTGAGGCGTCTGCTTCTGTCTTCGGTGCGGCATCTGTCTGCGCCGTCTCTTCCATTGTTGGAGGAGCCTCTACTGGGGCAGGGGGTGGCGGCGGTGGTGCGGGTTGTGCGGCTTGGGCAGGTTGTGCGGCTGGGCCAAGTTGGCCTGCGGCAATGCGTGCTATTGGGTCGTTTGGATCTATGGCCATTGTGTTTTCCTTTCGCGGCTTGCGCGGCGATTATTGTTGAAGTTGTTGATGCAGGGATAATGGATCATCAATGGGGTTGGGGTCGTCCCTGTTTTCCCATGACTGTAGTTGGGCTTCGCCCTGAAGCTTGGCTTCAAGGTTGGGTATGATGTTCAGGAGGTTCTCGCTGGCTTGTAGACAGCCAGCGTAGAAGGCGGTTTCTTCGGGGCTCTTCTTCGGGTTCTTTGCGGTTTGCAGAGCAAGAGCGACAATTTCGTCGCGCATAATTTGTTCGATAACTTTCCAGCCAGAAGTCTTAGACAGTTGTCTGATTGCTTTTAGCTGTCTCTCCGCTTGCGTCAGGCTCAAGCTTTTAGTTTTCCCTTTGGTTTCTTTGGGGATTTGTTGCCAAGGGTTTGAACCAAAGAACCTTCTTTGATTGTAGAGTTACGAGACATGTTGGATGCTTTCAACATCTTCTTGTACTCGACTTCAGCAGGCGTCATTCCCATTTCTATTCTCCTTCTTCTGTGGTGGTTTCTTCGACTGTGATCATCTGTTACTCCGTCTCTGGCTCTGGGTCTTCCCAATAAGCATCCCAAATTGTTTCATCATTTGTTAATAAATAATCATGCAATGCATTTTCGTTTCCATTAAATGGCACTTGCGTAAGTGGATTTCGCGCTCCAACTCGCAAACGGTATGTATTAACAGGGGTTTCGCCCTCTTCTACTATTGTTCGAGCAATAGCATTTGCCTGTCCATCATCATAAAACGATGCAACAATTTCATATGTTTCAAATTTAATATTTCGTTTAAGCATCGCTCTCTACTCCAAAAACATAAACAGTATTTCCGTTACCAACCTTGACAGTTGTACCTGCTAACAGGGTTAGCACTGGCGAATCTATGGTTTGATAGTTAGCTGGGTTGTAAGAAAATTGGCTAAAATGACGAACCGCAACGCCACCTGCTTCAAGTTGCGCCCAATACGACCCATTTTGTGAATTGGAATTTGAAGCCCAACCAACAAATTTTCTGCCCTCTGGGACAGTATAAACGACTGTGTTAGAGTTTTGCGCTGTTGCCGCAATTTGTTTATCGGCTTGTACCGTTGCTCCCGCTACTGGTGGGGCATCATCAATTGGTGTTAACATTTTTTATCTCCTTTATTGATCTGACAATATACCGCTCACCCTCACTTTAAGTGATGGAGCTTTTGTATATGTGCGGCTTGCGATTGTTGTTGAATTTGGGGCGGCAATACTTACAAAGATATTATGCCTTAAAACATTGCTGGGTATGGTTGTATTTGGCATCAAATTTGTAACGTTAGCTGGTTTTACGTCACTCATATCTAGTTTGACAACTTTTTGTGCTGTCGCCCCAGTAGAGTTATCTCTGAAATAAAAATTCGCTCCATCTATGTAACATGGGGATACGTCTTCAGAGGGGCTTTCCCCAGCGTGTACCCCAGAGAGGTTGGCGACAGCGGCACTAGCCGAACCAACATTTATGGCTAGATTATTTCCGCCACCATTTACAGTAACATTAGAATCAATATTTATTTTACTTGCATTAGCCTGTGCTATTGTTCTTATCCCATCACTGCCAGTGGGACTCAACAAACCACCTTGACTTGTGCCATCAATATCCGCTTGCGTAAAACTAAAAGCATACCATAGGTTGTTATCTTTCGAGTACCAAAGCATATAACGACTGATAACAGGGTCATAAGTTAGCTGAAGTTGAGTTTCTGTGGTGGCCGTTGCATAATTCTTAATTAAATAAACCAAGTTGTAAGAGTTACTATTTGTGCCAAATGGATCAGTCGCACCAGACGAACTTGCCGAAGGGCTAGAAAGATAAATCCATTTTGGGGCTGGCGTTGTGGACGCATCATTGGTCAATGTGTCTGGCAATTCCACTAACCAAAATCTATTATTACTTCCACTGAATCCAGTAAAATATCGTTTGTTATTTGTGTGACGGTTTTGATAAAAAGCATTAAGAATATTGTCGTAAGAAGTTCTGCTTTGAAATCCAGAACTAATGCCCGCAGTTTGACCGTGGTAAAAATTATTTCCACTACCGCCGCCTGTAGTATTAGCCGCCGCTAAATTTGTGGTTGATTCATCCAAATCATACCATCTAATTCGCATATTAGTTTGACCGTCAACATACGCCCAAAAAATGTATCTTTTACCGTCAAAAATTGCTCTGTCATATGAGCTATTATAATAACCATAGTTTGTACCATCATCTGCATTCCAAACTGCGAATGCCACGCCACTGGTTGTACCCCCTTGAAAATTAAGGATAAGATTAACTCCGTTTGCATTCGTGTGATAAATTCTGTAATTGCCACTTGGGTAGCCTTGGAGTGAATCATATCCAGAAGCCGCAGCACTTCCAGAATAGGTTGTACCTGTTTTATTTACCGTTGTTTCTGTGTGCAGGGTAGGCTCTTCTTTTCCGTTCACAGTCGGGTCTATAGCAGTTACATAATTTCCGCTAGGAGTTCCCCCAGTGGTTTCTAACTGCGAGTGAGCTTTAACATCAAGAAAATCTATTGTTGTAGCAGTAGGACGTATCGTGAGCGTTGAAGACGCATCCATGATCGCGCTTCCTCCTCCTAATCCCACCCGATCTTTTTTGGCTACAGTGCCTAAACTTGCATATTGACCAGTGCCTAAACCAGCCGTCAGTCCAAGAGTAGCAGTCGCAATCACAGCGGAATCATTGTCTCCTTGGGTTGCTTCAATTGACTTGATAACGTAATGCGTAGAGGCATCTGTGGTTAACACATTTGCGGCACTCCCTGCCACTAGCTCACTGGCGGTGAACTGTTTAAACGCCAACTGTTTGACCTGATCTGCCATTTTATTCTCCTAGCTGAACTTCATTACTGTAGCCACGCCTGTCGGCGTAGCGACCGCGCTTTTGTCCACCCATGTGGGTGCGCTTGTCGCGTTTGACTGCAACACCTGACCCGCCGTGCCAACGGCTGTATGGGCTGTCTGGTTGACGGCTGTCTGATAGGGGATGGTTCCCGCACTGCCGCCTGTTACGGGAAGGTGTGTCGGTTGCGCGGCTGGGGTTTCGCTTATCCATGCACTGCCAGTCGATGTGAGGATGTTGCCATCTGCACCGTGTGCGGGAAGCTCGACAGGAGGTGTGGCACTTGTCCAGTTACTGCCGTCGCTGGTTAGTAAGTTCCCAGATGTAGACGGGGTGATCTTGTATAAGGCTCCGTCTGCGAGATCTCTTGCTCTAGTCATCGTTTCTCCGATTCCTCGACAGGATCTTCCCAATAATCATTCCACAAAAACTCATCGTTACTCGTTACATACGCTTGCAAAGCATCCATATCTTTATTAAATGAAATTTGTGTAAGTGGATTTTTTGCGCCGACTGTAAGCCGATAGGTGTTGACCGAATTTTCCCCTATTGTTTTGGCAATCGATGAACTTTCACCGCTGTCATAAAATTCACAGACAATTTCATACTCAACATCATTAATGGTTCTTCTAAGCATCGCTTTCTACTCCCCAAACATATGTATGGTTGCCCTGTCCATCAACTTTAACAGATGCTCCAGCCAGCAAAGTTACTTCCACTGAGTTCATCGTATACTCAGTCTTGTTTTCCGCGCCGGGACCGCTTCGATGTTTTACCTCAACCGAATTAAAGACTAAAGCCGTGTAATAGTTTGAACTAAGCTCCGATGCGAATTGATTTGAACAATAGCCGCGAAATCGTCTTCCAGCCGGAACGGTGTATACAACGGCATTTGCAGAATTGGCAGTTGCAGAAATTTGCGTGTCTGGATTTCGTATTTCAACAATTGATCTACCCATAAATTTACTCCTCAAATCCAAAAGCACAGGCAGATATATTTGCCGTGTCTGTTCTGACTACAAGCTGTTTAGTTGCTTGCATGACAATTCCTGTTCGCTCTAAAACAGCTTTTGGTCCTAAACTAGTTTCATATTCGATGAACTCAGCATTCCCAATCGATCCAGAAGCACAAAGACCAACTCTGATTTTGGCTACTGTTGTATTTCGATTTACCAGTGACAACGTTAGAGATGCAGTTGTACTGCTTGGCACAGTATAAATACTTGTGTCCGTATTTGTGCTTGTTATGTCTGTTTGACCCAAAATTCCTGATGCCATTTTTTAATCCTTACATTGATCCGAAAAAGTATGCTTTTGAATTAGAAGTTCCCCCAGCGGAAGCATCTGCCCAAGTAGGAACACCGCCAGCAACTTTTAAAACTTGGTCAGTAGAACCAATGCCTAGAAAAGTTGTTGCATTGCTTCCTGTCTGATAAGGAATTGAGCCGTTTGCCCCAGCAGAAATATTTGCAATATGCCCTGTTACAACTGGAATATTTGCACCGCCAATTTGCGGAGTGCCTGAGAAATTTGGGCTGGCTAATGGGGCTTTTGTGGCTACGGTTGAAGTCAAGCTGGTGACATTGGTGTTTGTCGTAGCGAGGTTAGTGTTTGTGGTAGCCAGATTTGTGTTAGTCGTCGCAAGGTCTGTGGTTGTGGCTTTCGGGGTGAGAAGGTTGTCTACTTCTGTTTTCGTGTAGGTTTGTGTTTGTGTGTAGACGTTCGCTAGAGCGAAAGCTCCGTATGCAATGAGGTCGATCTGATCCCCGACAGCGGCTCCAGATGCGAGAACTACTTGGGAGCCATTGGTTGCCGTGATGTCGGCAGGGGATAGCTTCACTCCATTTATGTAGCAGTCTACATAGCCAACGTCGTAGTTGATGGCGAAGGTCGTCTGGTTTGCTGTAGCCGTAAAGCTGGCGCGGTTGGATGTGCCGTTTACGGCAGAGCCTGTCTCTGCAAACGAACTTCCGTTCCAGACGAACATCTTATTTGAGGTCGTGTTGAAATAAAGCGTTCCAGTATCACTGCCGCCGAGTGTATTACCATTGTTATCTGTAGACGGAACGGAAGACTTGGCTCCGAGATATTTGTCATCGAATGAAGTCAGGGATGCCGCGGCGTTTGTTTCTGATGTTGCGGCGTTACTTGCACTTGTTGAGGCGGCTGATGCAGAGGTTGCCGCTTCTCCAGCTTTTGTTGTTGCGATGCCAGCTTGGGTTGTGGCAGTTGATGCCGAGGTCGATGCGTTGCCTTCGGAGGTTGATGCGTTGCTTGCGCTAGTGCTGGCTTCACCAGCTTTTGTGGTTGCGGTGGTTGCGTGAGTTGATGCTGTGTCTCTGAACCCTTGGGCTGTGTTTGCGTGAGTTGATGCTGTGGAAGCAGACCCAGACGCATTTGACTCACTAGTGGATGCGTTACTTGCGCTTGTTGCCGCGTTGGATGCGGAAGTTGATGCGTTGGATTCAGATGTTGAAGCATTACTTGCACTAGTTGAGGCGTTCGACTCACTGGTAGATGCGTTGCTTGCGCTGGTACTTGCCTCGCCCGCTTTTGTGGTTGCGGTGTTAGAAGCTGTCTCAGCAGAGTTTTTGTAGCCAAGGACTGTTTGGGTGATGGTGTTGAAGTCAGTGTTGGATAGATTTACCCAGCCGTCGTTGGCTCCCGTGAAGGTTCCAATGCGTACTTGCATTATGCCAAGGTTAGATGGGTCTTCGCGGAACTGGAATATGTCTGTGCGGTACTCTCCCGATGAATCGAAGATGTCGGAGATGAGGTCGCCAAGTTGACGGCCACCTTTTTCGGCGGCCTCTAGGTAGGCGTCAAGGATTAGCTCTCCGTTTGCGGAAGAGTTAAATCTTAGTTGGTCGCCAGTGGGTCGGGTAATAGCCATGATTTTATATACCGATCATTTGGGCGGGGGTCGTCCCTATTGCTTTTCGAGAAGATTCATAAGGTCTCGAATGGCCGCTCTGTTTTTGGGGAGTAGGCCAATCATGCGTTCCATGCTTGCGATCTGTGCCTTGTTTGTGGATGCTTCTTCTTGCATTTGTCTTCGTGTTTCAAGAATGGTTTCTATCTGCTGTTCGATGAGCGTGTTCATTTCCTTCAGTGCTGGATCGATGATTGACTTGATGTAGTCTCTTGTCTTTGGCGGGATCGAGGGTGCTAACGCTTGCTCTACTTCCTTGCTCATTGCTGGCTCCTCATTGGTACGATGTTGCCTTTCTCCACTTGTCTGTCGATTTGCTCTTGAGGCTGTACGGACGCGCCTCTGGCTTTCTCCATAAGTTCCATTTGCTGGGAAGGGGATGGGCCTTCTCGTTGGAGTTGTTCGGCTGGGATACGGAAGCGGTCTATGTCTGAGATGCCCATCGATCTGACGGCTTCGAGTGTCATGGATTTAAGGTCTAGTTCCATTCCAAGGCCAGCTTGTGATGCAATTTGGACAGCATTGAGCCATGATTGGGGGGATCTGGACGGCTCTATTGGAAGTGTGCCGTCTACGACCAAGTATTCGATGTCACCTTGGAGTGCCTCGCTGTCGTAGTCGAGATAGCCCTCTTCGATCATGGGTGCTAGGGTTTCGGACGTGTTATCTGCGCTCATGCGGATTGAACCGTTGAGTGCTAGGCTGTCTTGGATGTTCTCGACGGACATTCGGACGAGTGGCCGGATGGATGTAGCCGAGATGATGCGTGATAGTACGCCAAGTCGTTGAGATCCTAGTTGTGTTAGGCGTTGTACTTCATAGGCTGTGGTTCGATCAGAGCCTTGGCTTGGCATTCCCTGCTGTGCGTCGGAAGCTGAAGACAGGCGCTGCTTCATCTCGCTTAATGCGCCTATGTCGTTCCAATGCCCGCGTGTTACGTCGGGAATGTTGGCTATGAAGACACCGTCCCCTGGGGCTTGGCCTGGGAGAGAACGAACAATACCCCACGGGTTGCGGTCTATAAGATCGCTGACGGCCACCTTCGTAGGATCTACGAAGATTAGGTTGTTCATGGCGGCCTGCACGTTGTCTATGCGTGAGCGTAGTAGCCAAGTGGCTATGTCGTGCAGGGGTAGCATGAGGTCGTATAGTGATTGTGCGTAGGTTTTGTGGCTGTCGTGGAACAGGCCACCTATTACGATTGGAAACTGGCGTCCGTATGGGTTGAGCTGGCATCGGATGACCATGCTCTCGTCTATGATTGTTACTAGCATCCAGATGGCGTCTAGGTTGGGTAGGCCAACTTGGTAGCCAGCTAGTTTGATCCACGCTTCGTCAATGATGCGGGCGTTGCCGAGTGAGAAGAAGCTTGAGTTTGATCTGCCTGTAGATCGCTCGTTTGGCATGAGGGGGTCGATGGAAAGGCCACGGCCTTCTTCCTGATGCCACCTGTGGGACTCCCAAGCTTGTTGGTCGCTGGTCATCTTGTATCGATATTTTTTATCCGACTTAAGCTTGGGATATAATCCTGTCTGCACAAGGGCGTCGTATGAGCCTGTTGATGTGAAGACACAGTATTGCATTGACTCCCAGTCGCCCCACTGAACGCGAGGATCTGGAAAGACGCGACGTGGGTCGAAGTTTGTTATCTGGTTGGTGTTTGTCTTTGCATCCCATGTGACTTTGGTGGGCGCGAAGCCATAGCGAATGCAGTCGAGCAGGTGCTGGGCGAGGCGTGCTTCGCCTGCCGTGCGTCTCATTTGTTGGTGTAGAACTTGTTCGAGGATGGCTGACGCTTTTCTTGACTTGCGGTTCAGCCCTTCAAGTTGGAACATTGGGTTTCGACCGCCTAGTGCGGCCATCAGGTAGGTGAGGACTGTGTCGGCTATGGCACGGGTGTCAGCGATGACGGCTTTTTCGCGGAAACGTGTGGCTTCTGCTGGAACGTAGACGTCATGGGCGCGGTCAGCCAGCTTCCAGTGGTCGTATCGTCTGGATATGCGTGAGTAGGACATGCGCTCGATTTCACGAATATATTCGACGAGACGGTTG